TTCTCTGGTGATTGGTCTAATGGATACACCAAATGATTTTTTCCAACACTCTCAATAAAAGGTGCAGGCTCATACGCATGTTCTTCTGTCATAGTACTTGTCCCTTAAATGGTTTTTGCTATTTTAGTTGTTTCAAACCAAATCTTTTTAGATGCTGTTCTACCACCTCGTTCAGTTTTAAATCTTTCTGTCGGTACCATGATAGCTAACTCCCAATCCAATGGATGAACTTGAATAATCTTAGACCTAATCTGTTCTGGTCTATATTGTCTATATGATGCCTTTGCCCATCTAAAGGCTTTATTTCTCTGTATTATATTTCTAAACTTTCCAGCCATCAATTTTGTTCTATTATTATATTTAGTATTATTCAAAAACTGAAATGTTCTACCAAGTATAACCGCTCTCTGTTTTGGTGTCATATAATGAAAATTGATACCAGAAAAATTGTTCTGATCTTCATACAACATAAAGATTAGTGGAAATTCATCATATGAACTGTCTGGTTCATCTGGTGAATAACGAAAAAAGTACATACGACCCAATAACATATTACTAATCTTTGCACCACCACTTCTCAACATATTCAATGAACGATAGTTCTGTCCATATGTTAAAGCATGATCTTGATAGAACTCACGAGCAGCTTCACTTCTTTGAATAAGACCTTGTTGTTTTGCCTGTTTATGTGCTTTCTGAAAAAACGATTCTTCTTGTAAAAAATCTATGTGTTGTTGTAAAACTTTACTCACACGAATTTCAGCTTTTGCACCACCTTTTGCTCCAACAACTGTTCGTGCTGTTGATATAGGATCATGTTTAACAGATAACTTTATTATTCTACCACTTTTCACAACAAGTTGTGGAAAACCAAGTGGTGCAAGTAAACGTGTATACATCGTAGCTTCTGCTGCACTAAACTTTTTAACAACTGCCAAGAACTCAGATGATTTTCCTAATGCACTTAATGATTTAAATTTACGACCCAATAAGAGTGAGCCAACCACTTTAAACATACTTCTCAAACCTGGAAACTTTGCAATCATAGCCAAAGCTTTTAATATACGTTTATCCTTTAATAGATTTTCTGCTGAGTTTGGCATTCTTATTATATTTATAAGGGTTCTTTGGAATATCCAGTTCTTTTTCAGTTAAAATAATGAACTCCATACCACGTTTTTCTGCCCATTTACGAGCAGCCTTGAATTTACTCTGATTCACTATAAATCGTTTCAGATCATTCTTATACTTGATAGAGATTCTCTTTCGTTTCTTTGGTGGCTTGCATTGACTAGCAGGCTTCACTTCAATTATATACTTCTTAATCACTCCCTCTGGATTCTGTATTTTCACATAAAAATCAACAAAATATCGTCTGGTTTTCTTCTCAATCTGGTTATAGTATGGTATAATGACATTCTCCGAAGCCCACTCAATTACAGATGGATGTCTATCAAGATACTTCATATACTTGAGCTCCCATGATGATCTGTACACAACTTCTTGCAAATCTGCTACATATTTTGCCTTATTATGTACTTTATATTTGCCAACGTGCTTCTGATAATTCATATTAGATGTATAAATATAGTGTGTCACTAGTATTTATAACGGAGAAAGTATGAACATCAACCAAATAAAATCAAATATTCAAAAGGGGTTTGCAAGACCAAATCTATTTCGTGTTAGTATAGCAAGTGTTAAAACACAAGACCAACCAATATTCAGAATAAACTGTTATCAGGCACAAATTCCTGGTAGCAATTTAGCTCTAACAGATAAAGATACTGGTTTTCGTTCAGCTGCATATCATAGAATATATTCTGATATTATTCTTGGTTTTTATTGTAGTGAAGATATGAAAGAGCTAGAATATTTTCAAAACTGGATAGATTCCATTGTTGATCCAACAACCAACCGTAAAGGATATTATAGTTCGGATATATCAGACCAAGAATCTAATGGATATACCACAACAATTACAATCGAACAGTTAAGTAGATTAAGTTCCAAAGGTGGTGAACATAACCTAGGACAAACTGCTCCGAAGTTAGGTGAAAGACCAATTATTCGTGAAAAAGAACTCTATGAGAAAAAAGGTATGAGTTATGATAACAAAAATGAAGTTTCATCAAGATGGACATTGTTTGAAGCTTATCCAAGACAAGTCGATCCAATACAATTAGATTATGGTACAAATGATACTGTTATGAGTATGAATGTTACTTTAACATATCGTACCTTCAAAGCTGACTTCAATCCATTTACAATGGATCAATATCCTCTTACTAAAGAACAAAAATTTGCAAGAGAAGTTCTCGGACAAAAAACTGGAAAAGAATGGATGCGTGGAGCTGTTGGTTCAGCTTTTAGAGGTGGGGGATAATATTATTAACATCATTTTATATAGGAGTATAATGAAATGGGATTACCAACAATTGCAGTACCACAATATCAATTAATAATACCATCAACAGAAAAGAAAGTCAAGTACAGACCTTTTCTGGTTAAAGAAGAAAAAGTTTTATTGATAGCATTAGAAAGTGAAAATCAAACAAATATAATTAATGCTATTAGAACAATTATTTCTAGTTGTTTATATGGTGATGTTAATGTAGATGAAATGCCAACATTTGATTTAGAATTTATTTTTTTACAATTAAGAGCTAAATCAAAAGGAGAAGTAATTGATTTAAAGTATGAATGTCCTAAATGCAAAACAGAACTTGAAGTTAATATTAATACTGAAGATGTTCAAGTCATCAAGACACCAGAACATACAAACACTATTGAACTAGACCCTGATCTTGGTGTCGTAATGAAATATCCAACAATTGAAATGCAACAGATGATACAAGATATACAAGAAGATAAAAAAAGTGAAGTCGAAGGAATATTTACTATGGTAACAAAATGTATTGATTATATCTATGATAAAGATAATACATATCCACTTAAGGATCATACAGAAAAAGAAATAAATGATTTCATAGATTCATTAACTGATGTACATTTTCAAAAAATTTCAAAGTTTTTTGATACTATGCCTGTCTTAAAACATGAGTTTAAATTAAATTGTACCAAGAAGAAAAAGGATAAAACTTGTAGTTATAAAGAAACCATTACACTTTCGGGGCTACAAAGTTTTTTCGTATAGGCCTTTGTCACGAAAACTTATCAAGTTTAATGATGACTAATTTTTCCATGATGCAACATTATAATTATTCATTAACAGAACTTGAAAACATGATACCATGGGAGAGAGATATTTATGTTAACTTACTCATGAATCATGTTAAAGATGAAAAACAAAGGCTAGACCAACAACAATCACAAGGATAACAAATGGCAGAAGAAGAACAAGAAGTCGAAGTCACTAAACTTTCCAATAAAGTTCTGATACAACTCAAAAAAGCATTGGGGATGTCAGCAGAAGAAAAGTTTGAAGCTAGAAAAATGGCTGCAGCTGCTGCTGGTGCTACCGGAAAAGCTGTAAAAGTTGGTGGAGCAGCTATGGTTGGTGGCATAAAAGGTATGTTCTCTGGTATTGGTAAACTCTTTAAAAGTGGTTGGTGGCTTGCAATATTTCCATTATTCACAGCAGCCAAATGGATGATAGGAGGGTTCGGAAAAATACTCGGCATTTTTAAAGGTGGTAGTATATTAAAAGCTTTTAAATGGATGTTAAAACCCTTTTTCTGGATTGCAAGTATTTGGATGTTTGTAAAAGGTTGGACAGGTGCAAAAGATTTAAATAATGATAATGTTATATCATATGCTGAAAAATTTTATCAAGGCCTAGGTAAAATTGTAGAATTTTTTACTTTTGGTTGGATTCAAGCAGACGATGCTGGTAAGATGATGATGGCATGGTCTAAAGCATTTGCTAATGCTATACTTGACCCAGTTGGTTCATGGGAAAAAGTAACTAACTGGTGGAACAATGAATTTAAATTCAAAGAAGATGTTGTTGACCCGATGGTATTAAAATTTAACGAATTTAAAGCTTCAGAATATGTCGAAAAAATAGGAATAGCATGGGATGAAGTAACTAACTGGTGGAACACCGAATTTAAATTCAAAGATGATGTTGTTAAACCAATAGTTACATTTTTTCAGGACACTCCAGACAAAATATATAAGAATTTTAAAAAAAATGGACTTTTTAAATTTAAAAAAGGTATGGGTGATGCTTTCTGGAATATGATGTTTGGAACAACAAAAGACGGTGAAGATGTAAGAAGTGGTGGTTTTATAGGTGCCGTTAAAAATGTATTTAGTGCAAATAATGTAGTAGAAGCAATTGCTGGTACAGGTAATATAGTTTTAAATATGACCAAAGGTATTGGGTCACTCATGAGATATATATTAATTGGTAAAGGTGCAAGCTACTCTGATGCTAGTACTTGGAGTACAGGAAGTTATTGGGGATTCATGAGAGAAAAACTAACTCCTAAACAAGATGAAAGTATATTTGGAAATGTAAGTAGTGCCATAGGAAGTATATTCAGCTATATAGGTAATATATTTACACAACTTATAGTAAGATTTGGTAGAACAGTACTAGAAGAAATATATCCAGATTCAATTTTAGGATTGCCGACTGGAAAAGGAGAACTACTTAAAAAATATGACCAAAAGGCAAAAAAAGTATTAAAAATGCTTGAAGGTGCAAAACCAGATAGAACCATGCGAGAAGGATATGATGGTGAAGGTATAATCCACTCTCTGACAACAGGTAAATCACTAGGTAAACCAGGTGGTAAAACACATGACTTCAGTTTAGATAAATTTCTCAAACCGGGTACAGGTACACTTGATATAAAAAAATTATTAGAATACTATGCTATGAATGATCCAATGTATCTAAAATCATTAGAGAAAAAAGATGACACGGCAAGGCAAGGAAAAATAGATAAATGGGCTCCATTTTACAATACACCACTTAACGAAATGTTTAAAAAAGGAGTTAGTTCTGAAGGACTGGCTCCGGGAATGTATAAACTAGCCGAAAGAGCTGCAGAATATATGTATAAATTTGGAGTAATGCCTACTTTCACAGATGCCAGGCGTACTTTAGAAGAACAAAAACAAAGAATGATTGAAAGAAAAGATTCTTTGGGTGGTAAAGGCACAAACTTTCCATATAGACTTGCAAACACAGATTTATTATCGCCGGAAGAACGAGATGCAGAAGCTGGATCACCCGCAAGAATCAGAGGTGTCGAAAAACTATGGGGAAAAGGTGTTGGAAAAACTGGAAGTCATGTACATGGTATGGGACTTGATATGAGATTGCCAGGTGGAGTCCACGGGAAAGCAAACTTTCTAATATCGGCATTTGAAAAAATGGGCATCATGGCCAAAGTAGAAGGTGACCATTTACATTTAGAACCTCTTGGTGACACTCCTGAAGAAAGAGCAGCTGCTCTCAG